TGCTAAAGATGGATTAGTATTACCTGAAAGTGAAGTAGATTGCTCCCACACCTTTACATAATAGTCCCCTTCTATTAAATGGACGTTTGTTTGTCCTGTCATTGTTGCCCCTGTCAAATATGCCTCAGGTTGACTTGGGTCAATTGTAATACTAAACAAATCATAGCCAGGTGCATATCCTACACTTGGTTGAATTCTATATGGAACAAGCCTCCAAACCTCTTGTGAAAGTTTGTGTTTGAAACTGAATAAATAACAAACTGAACCAGTCAAGTTTTTGTTTCTTGAACAGGTTGCGTTTGCATTGTTATATCCTTCGTTTAGTATTATCATTTTTTAATTTTATTTCTTATGAATAGTTATGTCTTCTATTTCCGTAAATTACACTACCAAATACCTCAAATACAAACAAGTCAGTTGTTGTATTACCAGGGTCTTTAATTCCACCCTCAAATACAAATGTGTATCCTGATGCTGTCCAAGTAGTGGTGTAGTTTCCATCAGTTTGTGTTTTGATAATAAATGATGCACCATCTCTAACATTTGTAATATTGATTGTAGATGTTCCTGTAAGGAAGAATTGTGATTTAGCACCATCATTCAAATTACAAGTAAAAGTTGTTCCTGATACTATTGGTTGAACCTGGGTAGATGGTGTCCTATAAGTATGTAAGTTTTCAACATAAGTAGTGTAGTTAGCATCTGCTGTTCTACCACTTGTTCCAACCATTACAACATTAGTTTTACCTGATATTGTATTATCATTACCACCTAAAATCTGTGATTTTTTTGATGTGGTAATAGTTGAACCTGAAGATGAATCAATCTTATTAAACCACTCATAAACATCACTACTACCATTATTTGTTATTGTTGAACTATATGAGTTTGTAATCCAGTTATGTTTTCCATAACCACTCATTGTTCCGTTTCTTGAACCACTAAACCAGTTGTTTGATGAACCAATAACTGAATTATCATTTATAGTTGAATCACTACAGAAATAAGACGAATACATCGCATTACCCGCAGATGCATTGGTAGCATTTACTGTGTTATATCCACCACCAACAAGTGCGTAGGTATAACCCATAGATGTAATTGTGTTATCTTGTGTTCCTGCAATAAAACTTAAATTAGCCGCTTGAATATTACTATTGTTATATGATGCGGTTATTGTTGTTGAAGCGACACCTGTTCCAAATGAGTTATTACTACCACCAACAATAGAGTTATTATTTTGTGATGAATTGATAGAGTTGTCTGAACCACCCCAAATCCCCTGATAATTACCCGCAGTTATATCATTGTTATTACCAAATGAGTAATGATGTTGTCCACCACTTAAATTATTATTTTCTCCCCAAGAAAAACCAAATGTACTGCTTATATTATTATTATTACCACCCCCAAAAGAGTAATATCCACCAACACTCATATTCACACCAAATGCTCCAGCCCAGTTTCCACTAACACTATTATATGCTCCAACAATCATTGCACCACTACCAGTTGCTGATGCATGTGAATTATTTTGTCCAAATATAAAACAACCTATATCAGTTCCAACACCACCAGCACCAGTTGCTGTGTTGTTATTACCAAACACTGCGTATTGTTTTGTTGAACTACCTACTGTATTTCCAGTTCCAACAATAAAATTAGAATAAGAACCAGCGGTTTCAGTGTTTGCTCCACCTAAAAGATTAAATTGGGTTGATTTGGTATAATTTACCTCTGTAACTCCACTTGTGGAACTATTCCATTTGTATGGACTTGAATATCCACTATACTTAAAGGTTGTTGTTTCACCGCTGTTATTCATTATGAACCATCTTAAATCAGCAGCGGTGCCTGTATAGACTGGTAAACTTGAAATGTATACACTCATATTTCTTTATTTAATTTCTTTTATTTTTTTATTTAATTTAATAACACCGATACCATCGTTTGTGATGTTGGTGGTGTTGATGCCAATGTTGATGTTATGTTAACTGAACCTGATAATGGGGTTACATCTGCTGCCACTGAACCACTAAATCCTGCTAAACTTATATCATATACAGGAGTATTATTTGTCCAAGTAGTACCTAATGCACCATCACTTGCGTTTGTTGAAATAATTATATCATCCAATATAACACTTGGATAATTTCCTGTAGCAACAGATGTTGTTGATGCTGTTTGGATATTTCCTTTTGGTGTTGTTGAAATCAAATTATAACAAGTTAAGTTAGTTCTAAGTATTTTATTTATTGTTCCTGAGAAAGTGCTAATAACTGTTGCAGTACCCCCTGTATAAGTTAATCCATATATTGCAGAGATTGTATTATTCAAGGTTGATACCGCTAATAGATTCATTGCAGTTCCATTTAATGTGGTTGATAAAGGCATTGCTCCTACAGCACCAACAGCACTAATAGTTACAACGGCATAACCATTTCCAAATGGCATTGCGGTGTTAAATATTGTGTTTGGTATTGTATTTACATAATTGCTTTGATAAACAACCGAGCGTTGGCATCCAGCACCATTTGCAATTAACTCATTACCATCTTCAGCCAAAATGTAGTTTCCATCTTCAGCCTTAATAGCACATAACACATCAGGTGGTGGAGTTGATGATGGAGTTAAAGTTGGTGTAGGTGTTGGTGAACCTGTATTAGTAGGTGTAACTGTTGCGGTTCTTGTAACACTTGGGGTTGGAGTAGTCGCAGGTGTACCTGTTTGAGTAACACTTGGGGTAGGTGTAAGAGTATTTGTAGGTGTTAAAGTAGGTGTTGGACTAACTGTGGCAGTAGGTGTTGGTGTAACATATTTAGCCGCATTGAAACTATTACTTGGGAAAATAATTTTATAAGAACAATCACCACCATTTGAGTTAGTTTGTGGTGTAGAATATGCGGTAATTGTTGTTGTTGCTGAATATAAATAAGTTGAACCAGTGTAGTAATTAAGTTTTGTTCCTGTAAATATTCTTGTTGAACCTGTAGTTCCTGTTGATGTTACCTCAACTACAATTCTATCATAAGCAGGATTTGGTGATGTACCACATGTGTAATACATTGAACCCAAGTTTAACTTAAAGTCGTATGTAACACCTGAAGCAACTGGTTGAACTGGAACACAAGCAAAGGCTGTTGAGTTTGCTGGTGATGCCCCACTATAAGCCACAAATGGATAGTTATTACCATTGTAAGTTAATGTATTATCATTTCCTGTATAATCATCAAAACCTGAAGTACATTGGAATGCAATTATCCTTATAGGCATAATTGGTAATGGTGTACTTGTTGGTGTTGGTGTATATGTAGGTGTTACTGATGGAGTTGGTGTTGCCGATGTAACACTTGGGGTAGGTGTAGGTGTTTTTGTAGTTGTTGGTGTTGGAGTAAGAGGTAATTGTGTAGGAGTTGGTGTTGGACTTGGATAAGGCTCAAAAAATGTGATAATATCATCAATGGCTCTTTGTTCACCAAGATAATCACTAAACTTTTTTCTATAAAAAACCTGAGGCATTATTTAATTATTTTTTCTAACTCTACAATTAGTTTATTGACATCAACATTACAATCTGTTTCAAATCTAAATGACTTTCTTCTTTCAATTCTTTTATCTTCTTTGCTGAATAAAACTCTTAAATGGACATCACAACTTTCTAAATCCATTTCAACACTTTCTACTTTATATTCATCAAAGGCTATATCTTCCACTCTATACATTAGTTACTTGTTGAACCTGATAATGGTGTTATAACAACATCAAAAGTTGTTGGTTCTCCAAATACTGGTGTTAACATATCAAACCAAACAATATAATAAAAGTTTGGATTACTATAACTAATACTATAATCAGCAATATTAGTTGTCACATCCTCAGGTGATAATGGAAATCCATAATGTTGATTACCCAAATTAATTGCATTTATTGCTTCCTGTTCAGTAAAATACTGATAACCTAAAATTGTATTATACTCCATAGTTGTTGATTTGACTATCGCTTATTGGTGTTAAATTACTTTCTTGGTTTGATGAGTAAATAATTATCTCACCAACATATCCTGTTAAAGGTAAATCAAAACCATCTCTATTACCAACAAATATATTGATTGTTCCTAAATTACTTGCTGCAGTATTATTGGTTGTACTTGATTGAACCTTTTTAATAAATGCTTTATTGGCATTCCCTCTAATAAATGTTCCTTGTGTAAATGTATTAAATACACCACTATAAGAACCAACCACATTTCCACCACCTGTATCAAATTGTGACTGATTTTGGTAGAAATTAAGTTTGTATCCTCCATTTTGTGCTAATATAGCGGCTCCAGTTCCACCACCAGTTCTTTGAGATACAAGGAATACAGATGCGTTGTTCTGTGCTCCAAATGCAAAAGATGCGTTTGATTGAAATAAACTACCACCATTAAAGTATATTACCGCTCTATTAGCAGTTCCTGCGGTATAGATGTCTCCTGATGTTGGTTTAATTTTTGGTTGTGCTCCAGCAGTATTTTGGAATATATCATTTGTTGTTCCACCTGTTCCCTGATTATACCATTTAACAACAGAACCTGCGGCAGAACCCAAGAAAGTATTTAATGATGATGTATCTAATTGGTTATTTACAAATCCTATATCTTGTTCCACATTATCTGTTTCTCTCCTAACTCTCATCGCAGAACCACTATAAGCACTTCTCAATTTTCTTGTTGAATATGCTGCCAACGCTGGGTAAGTATCTAACAATAATACCACAGGACTTGGTGTTGGAGTTGTAGTTAATGTAGGTGTATTTGTTTGTGTTGGTGTTACACTTGGAGTTCCAGAAGGTGTTGGAGTGTTTGTTTGTGTTTGAGTAACACTTGGCGTTGGTGTAACCGCAGCAGTCCCTGTTGGTGTAATAGTTGGGGTAGGTGTTGGGTTAGCAGTACCTGTTGGACTTGGAGTTGGTTGTGGTGTTGTTTCAGGCGCTTTATAAACGTTCATAACTGAACCCCACACTTGAACAGGTTGTTTTGACCCTTTTGGGTATAACATACTATTCAATGATGGTTGATTGATTGGTTGGTGTTGAGTTGGTCTATAAGGTCTAATTGGCATATTAATAAATATAACTCGGCTAATGAAAATGGGGAGATTTTAACCTCCCCATATTCAAGTATTTTTATGATTGGAAAGTGAAACCACCCGCAGTGAATACTGCTGCGATAGTTGTAGTTACATTCACTTCTCTGATTGAGGTTGGTTCACCACCTGACATTGTAAGAGCAGTTGCTCCGTTCAAATCTGTGTAAGCCTGACCTGAATTCAAAGAACCTGCAGTAACCAATAGACCATTGTCCAAACCTACCAACCAGTATCTGTTGTTGTTATCTTCTACCAAAGCGTAGATTGAGTTTTGTGAAACCAAATCAACGAAGGTATTTCTAAGTGAATTTTGTAACTTTGGTAAGTTAACTACAATCTCAGGTTGGAATGTTACCGACTGAGAAGTTGTGTTGATGCCCAAAGTTTCACTTAACGAACTTGATTGTTTTGGTAATTCAAAGTTGTACCAAGTACCAGTACCACCGATTGCTGAAACCATATTGTCAGTTACAGTGTAACCTGTGATAGTTGAACCTGAACCACCTAAAATCCACATTGAACGTAAACCACCTGTTGAAGCGGTACGACAATCAAGTGTGTATCCCGTTGCTATAAAACATGCTGCCATAATTTTCTATTTCTTTAATAAGTTAATAGTTTATGCACCAGTCTTACAAACACAGAATGATGCTGGGTCAAATATACCTAATCCGTAAGTTACGTGTGCCTGGATTTTTACGATATCCTCAAAAGGGTCGTAGATTGATTTCACAGTCATGATTTCGTTGTTCATACCAACCATGTAGTATCCTGAAGCACCTGCGTAGTAAGCGTTAACACCATCCAAACCTACAGTTGGGATAACTTTAACGTTAGTACCTGGTAACATCAATACCCAGTCTTGACCTGAAGTAGTACCTGCAGTATCCATTGTGAACAAGTTCACGAATGAGTTGTTTCTCATAGAAGCAACCAAACCTCTGTAGTTAGCGTAAGAACAGAAGATAGTCAAATCGTCTCTGTGTAATACGTTAGCAGGGATGTTTTGGTAGATAGTAGTGAATACATCTAAACCATTAGCAGGAGTTGCTGCTGAGTAAGCGATTTGTGTAGCACCGTTACCTGAAGTAATCAAAGCACCAACACCGTTGAAACATGCTGAACCGTAAGTTCCACCAGTTGCTACTGTATTCTGCCAAAGTTGTTTTTCAACTTGGTTTGCGATTCTGTTTGAAATATCAGTCAAGATAACTTCTTCAAATGGAACTGTCTCTTGGAAGTTAGCATTTGTTAAAGATTGAGACAAATAAGTATCATACAAATCGTATGGACATAATTGTTGGTTCACTTTTTTATTACATAAGTCAACTGTTACCAATTCTTGGTAAGTTGTACCAGTAGGGTCAAATCCGCAAGACAAGTCTTGAAGAATAACATCGTTTTCCAACCAACCAACTTTTTCAGTTGTACCTTTCAAATTTGGTCTGATTGTAGCATATTTTGGTAAAGTCAATCCCAAGATTGCTTTAATCAACATATCTGAACCATATGAGTTGTAAGTTGGAAGAGCCGTTAAATCGTAGTTAAACGATAATTTTTTCTTGTTTTCCATTTTATTTAATTTTTGTTTTTATTTTATTTTCTTAATGACTTAATAATTTCTAATTTCTTATCAGCAACTGACTCTTTGTAATCAGCAAAAGATTCTGTGTAGGTTTTCTTTTCTTCTACAGCCTTTCTTTCTGGTAATTTTTTGAAACTATCAAAATCGGTTTTTAATGAGTTTAACTCAGTCTTGAACTTTCCGTTCATTGAATCAACCAAAGCCAATAATTGACTCATAGATTCTTTAATGTCGTTAATGTCTTTTGAAAAGTCAGAACTCATCATTGCTGGTTTCATCATGTCTTCAGAATCTTCTTCTTCAACATTTTCTCTTTGAGTGATTTTACCATCTTTTACTTGAATTCTAATTTTGTTTTCATTACCACTCTCGTCTTTTAATACAACTTGGTGTTCTCCGTTTGGTGCTGGTTCTTTTGAGCCGTCTTCCTTAACAAGATAAACATCCTCGCCAACATCAAATGTACTTGATTCAAGAATTTGACCCTGAGCGTCTTTGGCTTCAGTGTATTCCATGATTGAATCGTCTTCAGTGTTTACTTCTGATTTCATTTCTTTGTCTTTTGATGCAATTGCGATTATTGTAGATTCTCCATCCAAAGTTACAAGAAAACCATCTCTGGTTTCGTGTGAACCTTCAGGTGCAGGTACAAGAGTGCCTTCCTTTACAATAAAGAGAGTCTGACCTACTTCCAATTCTGAATCAGAATTGTTTGTAACTTCAGTTGTTCCATCAACCAAAAATGTTGATGTGAAATTTTCTTTCTTGAATTGTAAACCTAACAATTTAACGATACTGTTAATTGCTTCCGTAGCATTCATAATTTTTAATCGGTTATTTTATTTAATATGTTTATGATTTCTTGTAATAAATATTCGTCATTTTTTAGACGGGAAAAATTGGTGATGAAATTACCCTCAACACTGAATCCTTTTACCTTGCCTGTTTTGATGAAATTATTCCAAATGTTATCTCCTTCTTTTGTATCCAACACTTTGAACCCACCCATCCAAGTCCCATCAGGAATACTATCCCTACTGAAACCTAATTGATATGCTTTATCTGATTTACCAGAAACTAACCAAGACTCAACCATTACAACATCAGACATTTTTTCTTCTGTATGTTCGTAGTTGGTTTTATCCATTCTCTTTTCAATCATATAAAGATTTTGAATTTTTTCTATAACTTGAGGTGTGAATTTAACATAATACTTTTCATTACTAACTTCATCCAATCTTGGAATTAACATGTTTGGAATCATCAATGGAGAATAAACCATTCTCTTTTCAGTATCTGCTTTGAACGTTTGTTGTGACATTTGTTGAGAAACAATGTAAGCCACCTCAGACTTTCGTTTTGTTTCTTCAGAATAATATCCGTTATTTGGCATTGATTTAGGTGGTGTTCCTGCCAGTCCTTCAGCCATGCCTTGGTCAGCAAGTACATCACCTTGAGCAATATATTTTCTCCAGGCGTGCACACAATTTGGTCCACCTTTATACAACCATTTTGAATAAGAACCACCTTCGTGTCCAAACTCTCTATTTGTATCTCTAAGAACGTCAATCTCAACTCTACGGAAATATCTACCTTCAATTGAAGTGCAGAAATCTCTATCGGGAGAACCAGATAAAACTCTTTCGTACTTGAAATAATTTGTTGGGTTTTTGTGATTTAATTTCTTAATTTCGTCTGCTGTTCTACCTCTCATTAAACCAACAATTGCCTCAAACTTTTGGAAATCCGTTTCTTTTAGGAAATCCAATAATTGTTTTGTTTCCAATTCTTCTTCAGAATAGTTGTATTCCACAGGTTCACAAGTAAAACAAAACTGTTGACC